GATTCGGGTACATGCATGCCGGTAGCGGCACACCCTACATAAAGACGGACAAATACGGGTATTGGCACCCCGGATACGCATGGGCGTGTACCCGTTCGGCGTTCAGAGGCATGGGGAGCTCTCTTCTGGATTGGGCTATTCTGGGGTCGGGCGATAGACACATGGCGATGGCGTGGATCGGACGCGTTTTGGACAGTTGTCCAGGAACAGTTCATATGAGTTACAAAGTCATGCTCATGGAGTATCAATACAAGTGTAAAAATTTCAGCATTTCGTACGTCCCTGGGACGATTCTTCATCATTGGCATGGTCGATTCGAGGACCGGAAATACAAGGAGCGCTGGAATGTTCTCGTACAACACGCGTTTAACCCTATCGAGGACATCACCATGAGTCTTAATTTGACACCGTCAGGTAAACGCATGGAACAGGATCTAAAGGCGTACTTTGAAGGTCGCCGAGAAGATTCTATGTGACTATATTAACATGAATATATTCGGAGTAAAAAATGAGAAGAACAGAGCCTCTATAAATTTACGGGCGAATGCCGAATTGAAAAAATACGGATTAAATCTACGAAATGTACCAGTCAAACTGAATAACGGGTATAACAACAGAAACGCTGTATCATGCAAAGATATCCCTCACATGGAAACAATTCCAAGGAATTCTAGACAGGTGGCAATCGGTCGAATGACAAACTTGCAAAAATTTGGATATTACAAATGTAACAGGTTCATTGCAGCTAACATATCAGGGAAAAAGGGAATAGAGTGGACACTTGCACTGAATGATGTATTGATATATTACGGAGCTACGGCAGTCAGATCAAACTTCCCAATACGATTAGTCGATACACCTACCAATAACAATAGTACAAGAATTCTTTCGGGGACTGTTACGAATCGCGAACAACAACAGTTGTTGAAATTTTTCGGAATGTATAAATACAAGAGTTTAACACACCCAGGCATTTATTTCTTCTCCCATAAACCAAATATAAATTATCCGAATATAGTGAGAGTATAACTTCTTTAGTCCACATCCAGGTCCATAAGTAGGTTGTTTTCGTATATAGTAACCTCCTGGAGAATGCCCGCGAGTATATCGGCATTGTCGAGTAGGGTAAAGCGCTGATCGCGGCAGTCCGTGGTCTTGATACGCGTCATGATGCGTCCGAGCATAGAAAGAATAACGAAGCGGTTCGTCATTTTTGTTGTCTTGGTGAAGGCGAGATGTAATCATGGGCAGGATAGGACATGAATTTTAAGGACTTGTCTGTCGAACTGAAACGAAGGTTTATTTCATCCACTGGTCAGCAGAGTTGACGTAGAGAACGAGTTCCCATATAGAACTAATCTGAGGACACCATAGACGATCCTCCTTCGGACCCTCGTTGAAATACACGGAGTGCCAGTTCGGCAACCACCTCGCCGTGCCTATATTCTTCAACGAGTCATCTACATAAATGTGTGTCATATGCTTCGGAAAACTCGTGTACCGGGAAGCTGCAGGCTTGAATTCGCTTCCAGCACAGTCGACATACACATTATCGCCGATTGCACGGGCAACAGGTCCCGCCCATTCAATCGGACTGTTTGTGAACAGCGTCACCTTCCAGTCCTTCTCAGTCAACTCGTGGATCTCCTTCGCCTCCTGTTGAAACTCTGTTCCGTAGATAACCTCAGAAAGGTGTTCAATGAGACGCTTGTCGTACACCTTTTCATTGAAATCACTCGTATCCATCTGAAACGACTTTTGGAGACCTCGAGCCGTGTGTCCGTGTGCGAGGTACATCACGCTGTTCACGACGCTTGGATTCTTACACTCGGGCAACTTGGCAGCGACGTACCGCACACAGTTATCCTTGACGTGTTCCATGAGCAGCGGATTTCTCAAAACCACTCCATCGATATCGAGCAGGAGTGACTTGTACATTTGTTACAACACGCCTTCAGTTTTTAACTTCACGCTTCCAGACGAAGCCATTCGATGTATGAGTTCTTCCATTACAACAAACCCCCACACTACTTTGACTACTTCCTGTCATTTCAGCAGCCTTTTTGATGTTTTCGAATGTTTTGATGAATGTTCCGTCAAGCGTATATTGATTTATGACGTAAATTTCGGGGTCTTTATATTTCCATATGAAACCACACGATGTTTTACTCTTTCCCGTACAACACTTTGATATTGCAGGTCTTTTAACACCCATTTCTTCCGCTGCTTTCGTTATACTTTCGTGAGTCTTTAGAAAATCCCCTTCAAGTGTATACTGATTTATTTCCACCTTATTTGGTTTATCCTCTTCGGCCATTTTCGAGCGGTCATATCCCGATTTCCGCGCGGTTTGTCGCAATTTATTGCGATGCTCTTCAGTGAACACTTTCCCATACATATGATTTAGTTCACCGATTTGAGACGAACCAATTTTAACCTTCACTTCTTCTGGATGTTTACGTCCAAGTTGGCTCTGACGCATACTTTCCCTCGTGTCCGGGTGAACAACCTTATTGGCACCTCCTCCGCCGTCTAAGTTGTATCCGTTCGGTGCAAGTGTGTTACGTTCACTAATTTCGAGTATTTCACGCGCATCCAGTTCCTCATTAGGGATCTCACAAATGACAGAGGGTTCGAATGAATCCCAGCCGTGTTTTCTAATTGAATTAGAGAAATATCCATTATTTGATATATGTGCATTTCTGTGATATGCCCATCTCGTTTCAACCTTCTTCTGACGGGTCTGCCCAACGTAGCATTTACCATTGACTTTGTTCCGTATCAGGTAGATCCAGCCCATCCTACCTTGTCCTGAGAAAATAATTTGTCAGCTGCACCTCAAACCCCAGGCGACAGGCTTAAAAATTTTCTCAACTTGTAACAGTATGGATATCACTATCAAGGGAATACCAGTAGAGAAACTCCTCGAGGTGTATGAACAGCACGCAGGTCAGACCGAGACCAAACACGACCGTGATAAAAGATATAGGGAAGCTCATAAAGAAAAATTAAAGCAGAAGAACCGGGAATATTATCTCAAAAAAAAGGCGTCCCAGGCGGCGACTGTCGACGGTCAGGCGGCGACTGTTGAATAAAAACCTCAGCCTATGATAAGTATGGTACCAGTCACCCTTTGCACGACGCCCAAGAACGCCGTCCAACTCGCGACAGAAGATGAAGTACGTATGTTCCTCGAGGCGCACCCAGGTGCCAGTGAAATCCTCACGACGACAAATGCGAAGCGTCCCTTTTTCCAGAAGACCATGCTCACAGGACACCAACTCACACGAGACGAAGTCATCAACATTCTCCAGGGAGCGATGACTACTTTGCAGGAGCACGTGCGTGACCGGTTTGGTTCAGAACCCAAGATTCAAATCAAGTCACTCTTTTACCAGGAACTTCACGATGTCACTTGGAAAACGGTGATTCGACTTATTCTCACAGGTACTCAAGTCGACGATTACACAAAACTCAAGAAGACATGCCCTGTAGGATTCGACAAAGACATTTACAGTCCGAACAAGGTTCTGACACTCAAAGGGTTTAAACTTGGACCGACGTGTGATTTCATGGATCAGTTTGTACAGGCACAGGACGATGATACTCTATCATGGATTCACGACACACAAACCACGGAAGAACATGCGTACCAAGAGGCTAAAACCGAATTCGAAAAGACGCACTTCAAAATAAAAACTCCCGTTGGTTTCGTTCGTCAAAAGACGGCCGAGCTCCAGCTTTTGAGTCGAAAGGAACTCTTCGATCTCTATGAAAACTTTTTCATAGGCACTGACCAATTTGTAAAGCTCTGGCTCAAAGACCCGACAATCAGAACATACGAAACGTTTGATTTCCTTCCACCGCCATCAATCGTCCCACGCGACGTTGTCAACACGTGGTCTGGGTTTGCAGCGGAAGGAATTACAGATTCACACGAAGGGCGTCCTAACATGTTCGTTGACCACGTACGAAAACTTTTCGGAACCAATTCACAATACATCATCAAATGGCTCGCAAACATCGTTCAACAGCCTGGTAAACCTACCAATGTCGCTCTCGTCATCGTAGGTGGTCAAGGAACCGGTAAAACAACGACGTTCGAACTGTTCATGAAGAAGATTATCGGATCAAAGTATTTCGGCCAGACAAACAACCCAGAAAACGACCTATTCAGTCGTTTCGGATTCCTACGGGATTCAAAAGTCCTCATCGTCATTGACGATTTCAACGTCGGTTCCATAAAAATGAATTCAGATCCGTTCAAATCATACATCACGGGTGAAACTGTCACGTATGAAGCAAAGGGAAAAATGGCGATACCCCTGAAAAACTGTATGAACTTCGTCCTGACGACGAACAAACAAGACCCAGTGAAGCTCGATGCAGACGACAGACGCTATGCCATTCTCGAAGTGTCCGAAAAACTCAAAGGAAACCACGCGTATTTCACAAAACTTTACAGGTATCTCGAAAATCCTGCAAACATTCGCGCCGTGTATGAACTTCTGATGGATATTGACATTTCAAAGACGAACTTTCAGGCTGAACGGCCAATCACAGAACTGTACCAGGAAATCAAGAACATGTCGGTCGACAAAGAGCTTTTGTTTCTAGCTCATAAAGTTCAAGGGGCTACGACAAATATAGAATTCAAGGGATCAGAATTTTATGGAGAGTTTATCAAATGGTTACACGCAAATGGGTTCTATGATTTTAAACCAAAGAATAACTTGAGTTTTGGACATTACATGAAAAAAATTAACGGTGTACACGTCGAAAGACGATCGGCTAATTCAGCATATTACATTCTTGATTATAAAATTCTTACGATATTTCTCAAAAACAGGGGTCTTCAAACGAACCAGTTAGTTTTCTGTGAAACCTAACTCAAACCTAACTCTCGGTTTTTGATTGGTTTTTGTGTATAAGAGTTAGGATAGTTAGGATAGTTAGGTCTTAAAATCAGTATGTAAATTTAAAAACAGATACATACCCACGTGATTATATGGGAGTTGAAAAAGTATCCTAATCCTAACTATCATAACTCCATGAAAATGGTTATGGTTTATGGTCGAGAGTTAGGTTGTTAACTTCATCCTAACTCGGATTTTGATTAGTTTTTGTGGTTGAGAGTTAACATCCTAACTCTAGGTTTCTAGAAATTTCGTAAACCCAAAGTTCTATAATTCAAGAATCTGAAAAACATATGACATGTCATATGACATGCGTCGGTCCAAAGTACAATTTTTTCTGGGACGAGATTAGAACATGAACATCTGTCCAACGACGTTTGGTCCATACTTTTGGTCAGTGATTCATATGTCATGTCTCAGTGCAGGCAAAGACGTGTCAGATGAAAAGGCGGGTGCTTTGACCCAGTT